TTAATTTATGAAAGTTTTTGTAAATTTTTTTTACTTGTTTTTGTATATTCAAATTATTCCTTTGGGCTATTTCCAATATTATATTTTGGACATAACTCCCATTGGGTTTTTTCCTTAAAAGGTATTACCTTTATTTGTCTCAATGGAGCTACGTCTGCAGCCTTCGAAGGTGTAACAATTGTTATCAAACCCCAATCGCTTAAAAGCGTTGCGATTGTATTTCTTCTTTGGATGTCATTATCCATTAAGTTAGATGGTTTCCCATCAAGTAAAAATAGTTCTTTAAAATGCACTATAAAATATCTGCCCTGTTTGTGCAATATGTGGCACGATTGGAATAGCTTTTGATCTTTCCTAGAAGCTACGCCGATACGTGTTAGAGTCTCTCGGATTTTTAAGAAATCATCCGGCTCGTTAAGGGTCACTTCTAACATTTCAGTTGGTGACCAGTTATTGATTTGATTATTTTCGTTTTCCACCTTTATTAATCCTCTGTTTCAATTTGTCAATTTGTTCATTGCTCATTAATGATAATGCGGATTTAGCTTTTTCGTTGCTGTACCCATAATATTCTTTGATGAGTTGAAGATTTTCTATTTCTATAGGTTTAGCCCACTTAGAAAATCTTTTCCTTTTCTTAATTATATTTATGAAAAAATCGAATTGAAGACGACTATCAATGTGATGTTTTGTATTCATTTCGTTTGCATACAAGATTGTATCTGGGAAATAGGATAGTGTTCTATTTACTAGAAATGCATTGTATTCTTTTTCTGCAATGTCATCCACCATAATATCTTTCTTGGTATAATTGATTGCATTTATATATTCAAATGGATTCATCTATCTTTTCTATTATAGTATTTTTTAGGTTGTTGTTTAGTCTATTAACTTTCTTTTGAAGCTCATCAACCTGATTAAGTAGTTCTTTAATTCTTTTGTGGGATTGACTTAGTTGAGATTGTAGGTCTGCCACATTTCTTTTTAAGATTTCAATTCTGTGTAATTCATCTGCTGTCATTTAAATTTTACTCCTCCCATTATTTCAGTAAAGCATGCCACCAAGTTAAGTTCGTGGTCTGCAACAAATGCGTTTTTATATTGATAGTCTGCAAGTATTAGAACTAGCTGAGGAACAGACTGATCTTCTACTCTTTCATTCATAGAATCATATATTTTTCTAAAAATTGCAGCTGGCTCTGTGTCCATATTATTACTAACCCATTTTCTCATAGACCTAAAGTCTTTTTCTTTTAGACATTTAATTAGATCGTTAACTGCAAGATCACTAATCTGAACTAGTATACCACTATCTATGGAACCAGAAACTGAATATCTTTGGACTTCATTTATAGTTCTTCTAAAATCTGGGAAGTGTTTAATAATGAGTTCAGCAAGAACTGGCTTTTCATATTTGATTTGTTCGTAGTCTAATATTATTTCTAATCTTTCTAGCATTTGTTCTGCTATTTGTGATTTTTGTTCTATTGGCGTTTTGAAATCTATAACAGTACATCGAGAATGTAAAGGTTCTATAATTCTATTTTTGAAATTACAAGTTAGGATAAACCTGCAATTAGAACTAAACTCTTCGATAAAACCTCTTAATGCTGGTTGGGTTGATTGAGGATTTAGATAGTCTGCTTCGTCGAGTATAACAACTTTGACTGATCCTGTTAGAGATACAGTTGATGCAAAGTGTTTGATTTTGTTTCTAAGAGTATCAATACCTGATTCTTCTGATCCATTTACTAGAAGATAATCAATACCAAGTTCATGGCATAGCGATCTTGCTACGGTTGTTTTACCAGTACCAGCCGTACCAGTAAACATCATGTTTGGTAATTCTTTATTTTCTATTTGTGATTGGAATGTCTCTTTGAGTTCTTTCGGTAAGATACATTGATTGATTGTTCTGGGTCTATATTTTTCTACCCATAGAAATTCATTGTCTTGATTCATTTTTTCTCCCATGATATAACTGTGCTGAGTCTGAAACTTCTCCATGCTTGTTTGTCTAACGCCCAAGCTACAAAGTGATCAGAGTCTGCACTTAAATTATTAATCTTAATTTTAACATTATTCTCTATTAGTAAATCTGGATTTAAAGTACAAGGCATAACCCTTATTTCTTTAGTATCGATTTTTTCAAAGGTAACAACTACTGTTCCTTCTTTTAGAGCTTTAATTAGATTTGATTTTTCAGTTGTTTGCATAATATAATAAAATTGGGTTGGGGGAATTGCTCCCCCAACGATTAGTCAGCTGAGTTGCTTTCTGGAGCATCTTCTACTTCAGGAACTGCACCTTCTGGTGATTCACTTCCTTCCGGAGAAGCTGCTTTTACAAAAGCTACGAATCTGCTTCTTAGACCTCCAACTGCTTCTAGTTCTGGCCCTTCAAAGGCGCCTCTTCTAGAACAGATATCAATAATCTGAACGACAGTAGCTAGGTCCTGTAGAGAAAGTTGAGGTGCTGGTGCACCTTCTTCCGCTACTGGCTGAGCCTCAGCTTCTTCTATTTTCACTTCTTCAGTCATTTTATTCTCCCTTTAGCTAAAGTTATGTTAAAGTATTTATACATTAAAAGTTGATGTTTGCTCTAAAGCTATAAAATATCTAACTGGTCGATTTGAGTTAACCCATTTAGATATAAACATGTTTCCGTTTGAATATACAAATACTTCGTAATCGCCATCCATTAATTTCAGATTTGAAATATTTAGAACGAACGAAAAGGTTGATCCACTTGGATTTTCTCCAAGTTCGAAATCAAAAGTATTTGAGCTACTATCTTTAGGGTCAAAGACCTTGATAGTAGTTCCCGTTTCATCTCCGTTAATGGAAATGTCTGTGTGACCTAAGACTGATGCTGCTTTTTTAATTTGATTAATAACATCTGCAGATAAATCAAATTGAATTACAGGATCGTCTGTTAAGGTAATGTCCTTTTCTGGTTTGGTTAGAATACTAGGTTCTGCAGAGTAGTATTTAACATTTTGTTTGTTTGGAAGTTTACATCCACCGCCAGTGCTAGTAATATTCATTGCATTAGATTCAAATTGAATTGCTGGTGCATCAATTAAAGAATGTAAGGATAAGAATTCAAACAAATCATATATCCCAATGTCATGAGGAAAGTCTTCCACAATATCTGCTTGAGCTAAAATGTTTTTAGCTTCGGATATTGTTTTTAATTCTTGTCCAGGTTTTAGAACTATATTTGGGTTTATAGTTGCAAAGTTTTGTAGTACTGATATAGTTTCACTTGATAGTTGCATTATTTTTCTCCATTATTTAAGTCGTGAACGTGCAAAGCTATGATTGCATAGTGTATAATTTTCATAAGATCTGACTTATTATAACCTTCTTTTTTACCATATCTTTGTGCGTATTTAAGTACATTACCTAAGGCAAATCCCATACCATGACCACAATCTATAATAAATTCCGTTGACTGGAATTGATTTTTAGAATAGTGGCCACCGTACGTGGCCTCGATATATTCTAGCATTTCAGAGAGGATTTGATCCTCGCTGAATTTAAATTTCGTTTTCGTCTTCGCTGTCATCTGCGAATTCTTTTTCGATTTCCAAATCTTCATTTGTATCCTGTTGTTGTTCACCAGAGTCTACTTTCGTATATAGATCTAGGAAAGCTGCTTTGGTGTCATCATCGAACCTTGAAATACAAAGATCGATTGCTTTAGTTTTGTTACCAAAGATGGAGAAGGTTTGCACAATGTGGCAAAGTCTTCTAGTAGAGATAACTTCATCTACTCCATCATCATAAAATGTTTTTCTGATAATATCAGCCCAGACCACTAGCTTTTCAGCAAAGTCTGAATCATCAGCATCGAATTTATCCATGTGTTTAGCAATGATTTTCTTTTCGATGTTAAGACCAGGGAATTTCTGATCGATTGAAATTGTAAATCTTTCTAAGAAAGCTTCATCGATAATAGAAGCTGCGGTAAATCTTCCATCTTCGGAACCTTTACCTTTCGTATTTGCAGTTGCGAATACGTTGAATCCAGGAGCTGGCTTAACAACCTCTCCGGTTTTCTTAACAAGAACTGGTTTACCTTCTAAGATTCCTTGTAAACACATAATCTTGTTAGTTGCTCTATCGATTTCGTCGAGTAGAAGTATAGCGCCATTTTCCATAGCTTTTAATACTGGACCTTTGGCGAATACTGTTTCACCATCGATAAGTCTAAAACCACCGAGCAAATCATCTTCGTCGGTTTCAGGATTAATCTGAACTCTAATAAACTCTTTACCAAGTTTAGCAGCAGCTTGTTCGACCATAAATGTTTTACCATTTCCGGAAAGACCAGAAACATAAACTGGATAAAACATACCAGATTTCATAACTTTTACAATATCATGGAATGAACCCCATGGAATAAAAGTATCATCTTTTGTTGCGAAGGTTTTTTCTTCGTTAACAATTGATGATTGAGATTTGTTTGAAACCGTTTCAGCTGAATTAGCTGGTGCAGGTTCAATGATACCAGATAAATCGTAAGTACCATATCTAACCCTAAGATCTGGTTCGATCAGAGGTTTATAAGTACCGCTGCCATAACCTAAAGATTTAGTGGTATCTACTATATCTTTGGTTTTAAATTCGGTCCTATCTGGGAACCTTCTAGCAAGTTCCTTTAGAACCATTTTTGTTGAGATTGTATAATCCATAAGTTTCACTCCTTTCATAATTTAAATATAGGTATATTATACCGTCGATCGGGGGATTTGTAAACCCCCTTTTTGCAAATTGTCACGAAAATGTCACGCAACTGCTTTTCCAAATTTTGTTAAAAGAACTTTATTATTCTTTTTAGACTTTGAAAACTTTTTAAATGCTGTGGTCATTTGACCCTTCGTAGCTTCATCTGCTGGATTGAATTCTTCTGCAGAGGTTCTTAGACCTGCAGTCTTTTTCAAGAGATAGAATTCATCATATCCGAAAATGTTGTTTATAGCTACACATTTGTTTCTTAAAAATTCTCTTTGACAATCTTTTCTAAACTTAGCTTCTTCTTCATAATCCCAATTTGAATCAGGTTTCATGTCAGTGTAAGCTCTGTCTAAAATTTGGTTAAAGTGCCAATTCTTTTCTGCTATAAAGAAACCAATGCAGTTTGATCCATGTCTTTTCTTAAGATATTTTAAGAGATGCTTTGTTACATTTTTGCTATAAGCATCTGATTCAATCTTGTGGTTTCTTAGATTTAAGATCATTTCTCCATAAGATTTTGTTGGCATTAAATTGTCTTGTGAATAACCTTCACCTTTCTCTCCTCTACGTAGAG